ATGACCCTCCTCAAGCTCCCCCCTTCCGGCTACCGCTACGACGGCAAGCCCGTGAAGCCCGTCACGGCGTGGAGCGCCAGCGCCGTCGCGTTCTACGAGGACTGCCCGCAGCGGTTCTACGCCGTCCGCATTCTCGGCTGGCCTGACCCGCCGTCCCCCGCGCTGCTGAAGGGGCGCAAGGTCCACGAGGCCGGCGCGCATTACTTACAGATGCCAGGCTCACCGCTCCCCGACTACTACAAGCACTTCGCGGACGGCATGGCCTATATGCGGAAAGCCGGAGCCTACGCCGACCTGAAGATGACGTTCACGCCGAGCTGGGAGGTGCGCCGCGGCGGCTGGTTCGACAAGGACGTGTGGATGCGCCTCGAGTGGGACGCGGGCATCGTGTACCCAGACAAAACAGCGGACATCGTCGACTTCAAGACGGGGAAGCGGTACGACGACAAGAACGACGACCAGATGGAACTCTACGGCGTGTCGGCGTTCCAGAAGTTCCGCGCGCCGGAGGTGCAGACGCGCCTCTGGTATCTCGACTCGGGCCTCGAGGTAACAGCCAGCTTCAAGCTCGCCGAGGCTCCCAAGCTGATGTCCAAGTGGACGGCTCGGGCGCAGAAGATGCTGAGCGCCACGATCTACCCGCCCCGGCCCAACAAGTTCTGCAACTACTGCCCGCTGTCTTCGAAACACAAGGGCGGACCATGCGCCGAAGGCTAGAACGCGACGAGGTAAAGCAGCTCACCACCCTGGCCGACAGGCTGAGTGTCGTGTGGGAGCGCATCCACAAAGGGCCCGGCGCGGCCAGCGGCTACCCGGACTTGAAGTTCTACATCTCCGGCGGGCGCGTCTGGCTCGTCGAGATGAAGCAGAAGGGCAAGAAGCCCACCGCGCTACAGATGCTGCGGCTCGAAACTCTGAGGGGACTTGGCTATGACGCAGACTGGTTTGACAATGCGGACGAGGCTTGCGAAGCCCTCTCACGTCGAGTGGGCGCCGTCAGAGGGGCAGCGAGGCTCCGTCTCAGCGCTAGTGACGCGGACGCGGTGCGCTCTCTGGGCCGATCCGGGGGCCGGCAAGACCTCTATAACTCTCTCGGCATTCGAGACACTCCGACAGAGCGGCTCCGCGCGCGCTATGCTGGTTGTGGCCCCGCTGAGAGTCTGCCAGCTCCAGTGGAGGCAGGAGGCTCTCCAGTGGTCGCAGTTCATGCACCTCAAGATCGCGTTCCTGCACGGGCCAAAGAAAGACGAGATACTCCGCGGGAAGGCTGACATCTACCTCATCAATTTCGACGGCCTGGCGTGGCTGGCGAAGCAGTTTCCGCGTGGCCTGCCGTTCGACATCGTCTGCCTCGACGAGTCCACCAAGATCAAGAACCACCAGGCCGAGCGCTCCAAGGCCCTGCGTAAATGCACCGTCAACACCCCGCGCAAGTGGATGCTCACCGGCACGCCTAACCCCAACGGCTACGAGGACCTGTTCGGCCAGTTCCTCTGGCTCGACAGCGGCGCGGCGCTAGGGCGCTTCGTGACCCACTTCCGCGACAAGTTCTTTCGCAAGGCCTTCAACGGATTCGACTACGACCTACAGAACGGCGGCGGCGAGCGCATAGAGCTGGCCATCGCTCATCTCGTCCACAGGCTGCCGTTTACCGACCTGCCCCCGCTCGTGAACGACCCGCGTTGGTGCGAGATGAGCGCCGAGGGCAGGAAGATTTACAAGACGATGGACAAGGAGCAGGTCGTCCAGATCGGCCCGCACCTCATCGTCGCCGGCTCTACTGGCGCCCACCAGTCGGCCCTTGAGCAGATGGCAAACGGCGCCGTCTACATCAAGCCCGGCGAGGAGGAGTACGTCGCGTTCGACGACGCCAAGCTGGACGCCCTCGACGAGCTTATCGAGGAGATGAATGGGCAGCCGCTCATGGTGGCCTTCCAGTTCCACCACGACATCGAGCGTATCCGTGCGCGGAGGGGCAAGGACATCCACGTCCTCGCGGGCGGCGTCACAGCCAAGATCGCGGAGGAGACGCAGCGCGCGTGGAACGCGGGGGAGATCAAGGAGCTTTACGTCCACCCCGCCTCGATCGGCCACGGTCTCAATTTGCAGCGCGGCGGGGCTTCCCACGTGTGCTGGTTTTCTGCTACGTTCGACCTTGAACTTTGGGAGCAGCTCATCCGACGCCTATGGCGTCAGGGAAACAAGTCCCCAAGAATTGTGAACCACATTCTCGCCATGCGGGGCACGCTCGACGAGGACAAGCTGGAGGCGATGGAGGACAAGTCCGTCGACCAGGCCCGCTTGTTGCAGGCGATGGAACAGGATGCCGGTACGCCGGATCAGAAGGAGATACCTATGACTGACAAGATGCCAATGCAATCGGGCGGCACGTGGGGCGCTCCCGCTCCCGCAGCCGCTGCGCCGCCTCCGAACGGTGGAGGCTGGGGTCCTCCGGCCTCTGTCGCGCCTGCCGCCAACGCCCCCGAGATCGCCGCGCGCCTTCAGGGCGGAGGCTCATGGGGTCCTCCGGCCACGCAGCCCGCTCTCGATACCTCGCCGCCGGAGCCTGGTGGCATGGGCCACTTCTCTCCCGAGCTTCAGACCGCTGCGGCGTCCATTGGCGCACCGAACACCTACAGCCCGGCTTCGCTTCCGCCGGAACAGCCTGCGCTCACCGGCGGCGAGGCGTCCAAGACCAAGGCGCTCCGTAGCCGCGTTGCCAAGGCGAGTCCCACCTCCGACGCGGGAGCCGTCACGTACACAGAGGGTCCGAGCCTCGCGCTCGAACACTCCGAAACGCGCTACGTCAACGTCCAAATCAACATCTCCGGCGAGCGCGACGTGGTCGCGGCGGCCATCAAGGCCCTCGCGGTCTCCCTCTAGACAGAAGCTCCTCCCCCGGAGTACCTTGGGCTCTACGGTTCGCCGTGGAGCCCTTTTCTTATGGAAGCATATTTCGTCATCGGCGTACTCGTCGCCTTCGCGCTGCTGGCGTGGTGGGCAAAGAATCAGGGCCGCGAAGTGCAGGAGGCGCTGGACAAGCTGGCGTCTGTCGAGAAAGACGCCGAGATCAAGGAGACGTCACGTGAAGTATCTGAAGTTGCTGATTCCCGCAGGGCTCCTGGGCTTCACGATGTTCCTGACGTCGTGCCAGACGCCTCCATCCCAGATTGGCTTAAGCGCCGCTGAGGTCATGCTGCGCCGCGACGTGGCGCGCATGTTCCCGCCGATCACGCTGCACGCCAGCGACCGCATGACCTACGGCACGCTGTGCCAGGTCGTCGAGCACTCGACTACGTTCTACTGCGCGTTCCCTGAGTCGGCGCCCGAAGGGTTCCCAAAGGGTCTGTGCCGTACCGGAGCGGAAGTCTGCCTAGAAGTTCTAGGAGCGCCGCATGTGCCCGCTCGCAGGACGCCTTCGCTGCCCAATACCTAGCGGTCAAAAGAACCTCGCCCGAATCGAGTCCTGGAACTCCTCGGCCGTGGCGAAGTCGTTCCACAGCACCTCGAGACCCTTGGCCCACGCCAAGTCCTCGCTCGCGTGTTGCCCCGCTCCGCCTACGAACCCCGGACGGCGGACGAGGTAAATCTCGGCGCCCAGCCGGTTGAGATAGCCGGCCTCGTTGGCGAACCGGCAATCCGCGACGACGTAGTTTGCCGGCTGACAGTGTTGGATCGACCACGTATCCAGCCAGAACTTTTCGCCGAACAGGGCGCGGCCCCACTCGGTCCCCAGTTTCTGCATGGCCACGCGGCAGGTGTTGCCGCCGAACGCCTCGTGCGGCGTCTCCTTAAGGTCGCCGTCGACAAGCCGCTCGATGATGTCCGGGCGGTAGTCGCGCGCACGGAGCACTGTGCGGATCATATCCTTGAGCGGCCCGGCGAGCGGAGCCCTCTGGAACCCGTTTTCCATCAGCACAGCGGCGGCGGTGTCCTTGCCGTGCCCCGCTAACCCTGCAAATACGACTATACGTGACATTTGGCCCTCCTGAGCCTTCTGGTGAGAAAGCAGGTGTTTCGATAGTCAGGTAGCGCGAGCCACGGCCAACGCGACAGGCGAGGCCCGTACAGAGACCTTGTCGTAGTGGCTGAGGAAGAGGCGGCGTGCCCGCGGAAGATTCACGACTTCGCGGTCAATGATGTCGTCCTTGCCGGTGTACGGCGGGAAGTCGGTGAAGAACTTGCCCCACTCGGACGGCGACACGAAGTCTGACAAGAGGGCCAGCTTCTCCGTCGCACACATCCGTCCGTCGGCCTCCTTCACGAGAGGATGCATCTCCTCGTCAACGTCGAACACCTTGGCGATCACGGTCCACAGTTTCTTCTCGGCGGCGCGAAACTCGGGGAAGTGTTTTTTGATCGGGGTCGGCAGGTCGACGAGGTACGCCTCGGTGGCGTCGTGCAGGAGCGCCTGGCGAACGATGCGGTTGTGGTCTTGCTGGCTCACCTTGGTCTTGTAGCGCAGATGTGCCGATACCATCTTCGCCACATACACGCTGTGCTCGGCGACGCTATAGTGACGAGAGGTGTAGCCGCTGAACCGGCACTGATTGGACAGTGCGTGCGCTATGTCCTGGATGCGGATGTCGGCGGGGTTTGGGTTCAGAGGGTCCACGAACCTCTGGTGCAGGACTTCGATTCGGCTGCTCACGCTACGCTCTCCACTTTCCGCGCCACCACGTCAGCAGCGCCCTCTTTCCGTTCGGGTAGACCACGCAGTCGGTGTGCGACCACGCTCCCGGCGCCGCGCGGGCGTACTCCATATCCAGCCGCGCCGACACGCCTACCTGGTATGCCCCGTTGTGAATCCCAGCGCTGTGAGAGTGTCCGATAACCACCTTGCGCCCAATGCGGCTGAGATTTCGGATTGAGCCTCGAGAACCGCCAGGACCAAGATCACCATGCAGGCCAAGTTCAACGCCACCAGAACCGTCACGACAAACAATAAAGCTCTCTCCGGGGTCAAGGAACCGTACTCCTTTTGCTGCGTTGTACTTGTCTACCGCCCACTTGAGCGCGTCGAATCTCTTGCCTGCACGGATCGCGCCGAGAAACGCGGCCTGACAGGCGACGTAGAACTCCGCGTTCACAGGGTCTGTGCGCCAGTCGGCCTCTTTGAGCCAGCGCTCGAGGTGGCGGTCGTGGTTCGAGTTGACGACGATCACCTTGGAGTGCTGCGCCATCAGCTTAAGTAGCGCCCCAACGCCCTTCACCTCGTCCTGTATGTTCTCCTTGCCTCGGGCGTGAAGCTCGAACATGGCGTGAGGGTCTTTGCGGGCGTGGTGCGATCTACTCTGGAAATCTAATATGTCGTGTGCAATCTGCACGGCTGGCCGCAGCGCTGCGACCATGCCTTTACTGCCCCACTTCTCCGCGCGCGTCGTGTCGGCGAGCTGGGCGTCGTGCAGGTCTCCGAAGACCACCACCGAGGCGCCGATGCCGGGGGCGACGACCCCGTCGGGCATCACGCACAGGTCCAGGTCGTACAAACGCCCCTTGCTGTCCACGTGGAGCTGGCGGACCCACCACGCGCCGTCCGAGTTCACCTCGACAATGAGGCCGCCGAACACGTGGTCGAACTCGGCCTTCTGCCCGGCTTTCTTGGCGATGTAGTTAAGCTGGGTCGCCGTGCCCGTGGTATACTGGAGCTTCGCCGCGCTGCCGGCCATCGTCGGGACGGACACCATGGCGACCTTGACGTGTGGGAAGATGGAGCTTGCGCGTCCGTTGTAGTTGGACATGCCCGATAGCGGATCGACCGCCGTGGGCAGGATGTTCATGTGGCCGTTCCAAATCAGGCTGGGAGCGAGAGCAACCATGTCGTCGGACACATGAGGCTCGATTCGCGGGTCGTACCAGTCGACGCCGCGATCGTCGCCTTGCGTTCCGCGTTTCGCAGAGCCCTCTTGCCGATGCGCGTAGCTGAATGTGCTGACGAGCGTTTTTGCGCCGTAGTGCTTGGCGAGGGCGTTGAGGGCGGTCCAGGTTGGCTCATGAAGTTTCGTCCCAGATTGAGCACAGGTCAGGACGTATCGGGCGACCTTGTTTCCCGTCGGCAGAGGCATCTTGACAGGCGTGAGCGCTCTGGCGCGGCCCTGCGGAATCCAGTCGTCGCGTAGCTCCGCCGTGGATAGGCGGCCGGCGAACGAGTTCCGGTGCAACCCGAGGCTACGCGCGGCGTTTGTCTTGTGGCCCCCGTGGGCCTCCAAGGCGGCCACAGCTTCCGCCACCTTGCCCGCAGAGAGCCTGGGGCCGCCTGCGATGCGCTCGTACACCGGGACCTCGAGGCCGCGCGCTCTGGCGTTGAGAATGCGGGAGGCGATTGCCGGCCGCCCTATCCCGAGGTCCTTGGCAGCGCTTCTCTGGTGGCCGTTGTGCCTGGCGAGCGCTTTAAGCGTCCTCGCCCACTCTTTGTCCGAGAGTCTTTCCGCCATTCCTCAGCGCCTCCAACTCCGCCCGATGCATCTCAACGGCACGCGCTCTTTTGTCAAGCGTGTACCAGCACTGCATCACCAGGCCGATTACTGCAACGATCGCGCCAACAGCCGCGGCCGTCTCGTTGGCCGTGAGCCCAAAGAAAACAGCCGAGCTGCCACCTCCGTAGGTAGCGACCTGCGCCGTGGTAAGTCCCGGCTCGCCTATCATTCGTTGCCCTGTGTACCAGCTTGGATTGTTGCGATCTGCTGCGCGAGGAACGTGGCTACTTCCTGGTCCTTGCCGATGCGGCGCAGAGTGTCGATCGCTTGCTGCGCCCGCGCCGGGTCGAACAGCGCCTCGGAAATCCCCGTTGCCGCGCGATCCGACATGCCGGACTTGGTGAGCCGCTGGCGCAGAGACAGCACCACGGCGGCCTTGTGTCCCGCACCGGACGGCCCCAGCGCTGACACGCCCCCGACCACGTCGGAAAGGTTGTCGTTCGGTCTCGAGGCGCGCGGGTTCGGGGCCGGGTCGAGGTCGTCCAGGTTCCGGGCCGCCTGTCCTTCCAGCTTGCCCACGGTTGCGAGACGCGCAGCCTCGGCGGGGCCGAGAAGTTCCGCAGCCCTGTTCTGGAACTCGGGGTTCTGGAGCTGCTCCATTTTGCGGCCAGAGTTGCCGAACGACTTGCCGACATCTTCCGACAGCTTGGTCCTGAACCCGCCGGCAGCGCCGTCACGCAGGGCCGCCACGTCCGTCTTGGGCTTCGGGATGAGCGCGGCCTTCGTCTCGCTCCTGGAGCCGGCGACTGCCGCCTTGCCGATGTCGATACCCTGCGCCTTGTCGCCAAGGCTCTTGTACGCAGCCATGGCCGCGCCGTACTCGGGGATTTGCGTCTCGGCGATCGACGCCAGCTTGTCGCGCACAGGGCCGAGAGAGCCGGTTAGCTGGGCGCCCTTCTCCGTGGCGAGGATGTCGGCCACCGTCTTACGCAGCGCCTCCACGTCACGCAGGGTCGCCGTGATGGCGCCGCGGTTACCCTCGAGAGCCTGTAGGAAGCCGCTGAGGACCTGCTTCTCGGGAGAGTTCGGCGCCGCGTTCTCCATCTGCCTCTTGAGTTCCGCGCGGATGGCCGGGCGGTCGAACCACTCAGGCGCGTCGATCACGACGGGGCGCTTACCGTGCGTGTTGAGCGCCGCTGTGAGGTTCCTGGTTCGCGCAACCTCGGCAGCCGCGGAAGCGTCCGACCTGCCCGTCGGGTTAACCTGCTTCTGTCCACGTGTCGGCCGCGCAAGCTCCGCGTCCTCCGCCGCCTTCTGGGCAGCCGCGGCCACCTTGGCTTGGGTCGCGATGACCGGCTGTAGGCGCTGCTTCGTCGCGGTGTCCACAATCTCGGCGACGCTGGGGTTACCGCCGCGCACCGCTTTCAGGTCGTTGAACGCCTTCTCCAGCGCGCTCTGGGGCATCTTGACAATCTGGGCGAGCTTCTTGAACCCGGAGGGGTACGTCTTGCCCGTCGCCATGCGGACAGACGGCGCTCCCACGAGGCCGATTGCTGCCTTGCCCACAGCGCCGACGATAGGGGCGAGGACAGCGCCGGATACTGCGCGCTGCACGGCCTGCCCGGCATCTCCTGTGTCAGCCAGCGAGACGATACCCTCGGTAGCGCCGCCGGTCGCCGCCACGCGGCCCACGTTGCCCAGCGTCTTGCCGGGGACCGCGGCCAGGCCGGGTACTTTGAGTATCTTATTGGCTACAACGCCTGCGCCAAGGCCTTCGCCGAACAGCGCCGCCAGAGGGTTCTCCTGCGCCATGGCCGCAGCCTCGTCGCGGGCCTGCTGCAAGAGTTGGGGGTTGTACTCGTCGCCCTCCAGGAAGTTCACGATGTGGCCGGCGCCGGTGTGCACGAAGTCGGCTCCGGGGACGTTGCGTATCAATGTGTGCAGGGCCCTGACAGGGTCGCGGACAGTCGCATCGGCGCCCTTGGCCAAGGCTCCGGGGAGGGCGACTACGGCGTCGACCGTGTCGCCGACCATCTTGGAGACGTCGTCGAGAGGACCCGTCGGCCCGAGCCCGCGGCGCTTGGCCTCCGCGGACAGGAGGGTGAGGCTCTCCATGTCCCGAGCCTGCGCGGCCTTGCCGCCTGACTCACGTAGCTCGTCGTCGCTGTACTGGCGCGGAGAGCGCTTGCCGGCGGCCTCTGAGGCGTCCATCCAGTCGTTCGCAATCTCATCGGCAGCCTCGACGTCCCTGGCCTCCATGGCGCGTCCCAGCGCCTTCTGGAAGCGCGCATGGTCGTACTGAGTTTCGCCGCCCGAAGGCGATACATTCTGTGTGGCTTCGGCAATGTTTGCCTCGATCTCGGCCACGGCTTCGGCGTCGCCCGCCGCGCGAGCCTTGCCTAGTGCCCGCTGGTGCTGCTCCCAGGTTGGCATCAGTCGTAATACTTTGACGACTTCTTGGGCGAGGACGGCTCGGCGGGGGCGTCACCGCCGGTCTGCCCCATGCCTCCCTTGGCCTGCGCGATCCCGGTAAGGTTGTCGCGGGTGATGCGCCACGCCCTGTTCGACTGCTGCTTGACCTTCTGTAGCGCCGCGCGGAGCACATTCGGGTCGGTTATCTGCGACAGATCGGCGATCATGGATTGCAGCAGCTTGTGCTCGGCCTCCGTGACCTGACCCAGCGTGACGCCAGCCTGCTTTAGCTTCGTAAGCTCGTCGAGGCCGATCTGCGCGCCGACAGACTGGAGCATGGCCGCAAGGTTCGCCGGCTCGCCGGCGACACCCTTGAGCTGGCCCACAAGGCCGGCAGAGGCCCAGCTGACGTTGGACAGCGCGGTGTCGATCGCCGAGTTAAGGTTCTCGTTCTTGAGCGAGAGCGTGTCGAACGTGGTCCTGGCGTTGATCGCCTGCACCGGGGTCCACGGGACTTCGCTGGCGCCCTCTTTGCCCGCTGCCGTGCCGGCAGCCTGAGAGGCTTTGAAGTCGAACGCCAACTGCCGCACCTGATCGGCCGTCAGCTTGTTGCCGTCTCCGTCGAAATATCCCTGTCCAGGACGGTACTCGGTGCCGGGAAGGCCGGCGCCCTGCGCCGCGCTGGGGCCGTCGGTCGGGGAGAATTGCTTCTTGAACCCCGGCAGGAAGGCGTCTGTTCCGTCGTCGTAGAGGACGTGCAGGCCCTCCTTACCGTCAGGGCCGGTCACGTACTCCTCGGCCTTGACGCCGCGCGCCCTCGCGTTTCCTGATAGGCCGGCGATCTGGGCGTCGAGAACTTTGGGATTCTGGCGTACCGCGTTGGCGAACCCGGCCATGTCGCCGAAGTCGTCGCCGAATGCGCGGAGACCGCCGGGACCGAGGGTCTGTAGGGCGTCGCCTACGTCCATGCCGTCGGTCATGCCGGCCTTGACTGTCATCAGGCCACGCAGACGCGCATCCCGCTTGGACCTGGCCGCCGCGTCTTCTCGAGCTACCTGCTTGTCGCCGAGAGCGAGCGCACGGTCAGCGTCGGCCTGTTGGTCGAGGATCGGCTGCCGTTTCAGAGTGGCGTCGCGCCCCGTGGCGATCTGGTCCGCTTCGCGCCTGGCGATCTGGTCAGCCTCGGCGAGCCTGCGGCCTTGGAAAAATGAGCCTACCACTACGGCGCTCCCTTCCCGGTGCCGTACCCGATGTCGCCGAACACATTGTTGTACATGTCGGACTTGGCCTTGCCGGCGCCGGCGTACTGGTCCCACTTGAACCCGGCCTTGGCGCCCGTGGCGAACTGGTCCGCCCTCTGGCCGGCCATAGACTGTCCGCCGAGGTTGTTGAAGTAGTTCTGGAAATAGTCGTTGGCCAGGCCGGTGCCGAACCTGAGACGCGCCTTGTCAGCCGCGCCAGACTTGTTGCCAAGCCCCGCAGCCATGCTGGACGTGATCGCGTCGTTACCGCCCTGTAGCTGCGCCCTGTAGCCGGTTGAGCCCAGGTAGTTCTGGAACCCGGCCTGCCCAGCCGCCTCGTCTCCGAGGCCGAGTAGGTTCTGCTGCTGCGTGAACGCCTTGGCTCCGCCGGGGGCGTAGGTGGTCGCAGATTGTGACTTGTCGACGACGGCTGACGCAGCGTTACCGGCGTTCTTGAAGCCTTTGCTCGCGGCCTTGCCGCCTATGAGACTGCCGAGGGCCGCGAAGCCGGTTGTAAAGGGGTCTGCCATGCGTTTCTGCCGCCTGAATCACAATAAGCTGACCGTTGCCGGCGCGCCGAAAACTAGCCAGCCTCACGTGTAACGAAAACGCCCCACCTTTGCAAGTGGGGCGTCGTTAGGAAAGGAAACAGCCGGTTCGCTTAATAGCGGCGTTCGCTATTAAACTTTCTTGCCCACCGGCGTCTTCGTCATGAAGCGGAGGACGACGTTCACGGCGGCGTAGGCCGCGAGGACACCTGCCGTCACGGCGTTGGAGTCCTGGACGTTCACGGCGGCGTTCGCGACCGCCTCGGCACTGTCGGCCAGTTGGTTCGCGTCGACGGCGTCGAGCGGGTTCGGGATGACGCCGGCCGCAGCCAGAACCATGGTAACGAGCATGAGCCCGTTTACGAGCAGGCTACGAAAGCCCCTGAGTTTCGACAGGAGAGACACTTGGATCACCGCCTTTCAGGCTAGGGTTAGAGGGCTAGATTGCACCGAACATGCGCCGGAGCAAGAGCGGAATTTTGGTGAGCAGAACCTCCGCCTTGTGCCTGGCCGCAAACTGGTCGTCGCCGTATCCGGTAGTCGCCATGAGGAGGCCCTTCGCCTCTTTGTGCAGTTTGGCGAAATTGTCGCGGGCGCCGAGGGCGTCTGCGAGCTGAACCACGAGGCTCTGGGCGTGGTCCTCTGCGGCCTTGGCCTGCGTGATAGCCTTCTCGACAGCCGACTTTGAGATTTCAACCACCTCGAGCGCCTTCAGCGCCGCCGCCCCCACGACGTCGTTGAGGACTTTGCGGCCCTCCGGCGTGTGGTTGTGGAGCGGGTGCTCGTTGACAACGGCGACCCCGACCCAGTCGTTCGTGGCGTCGTCCCACGCGCCCTCTTCGTACAGGGCCTCGCCTACGACATACTTCCCCTCGGCGTCGAACGTGAGGAGAACCTTCTTAAGTACCGCGCGTCGCTTCAGTGCCATCTTGTGCCCCTATGATCCGAGAAGGCCGAAGGTCAGCTTGCTCAGCAGAGACTGGGTCTCCACTACCGCGGGCTTCACTACCGCGGGAGCCGGTGTCGCCTTGATAGCGGCCAACTCTTCTGTGAGAGCCTCTGTCGCGGCCCGCAGGGCTGCGGCTTCGGCTTCGGCTTCTCGCCGCGCTTCGGCTTCGGCCTGATCCCGCATACGGAGCGTATCGTCGTGGAGGACCGTGAACTCAGCGAGCGCCTTCTCCGCGGCGGCCTTAGTGGAAAGCGCAACAGAGGCTGCTTCGGCCGCGGCCGAGGCATTTACTTCGGACTTCTCGGCGCGGGCGCGCTCCGTGTGCATCGCCACGACGGCTACCGACGACATGGCCGCCGCAATGGCCGGCAGGTCGAACCCTTGGCGCTTGGCCTCCGCGACGTTGAGCACCTTTCGGGGAGTGCGCGGGTCCATGAAGGGCGTGCTACCGTCCTCTAAGTCGACCATCTTTACGACGTGAACGTCGAACGCAGGCTCCCGGCTAGGGTTTGCCGGGTCGAATAGGACCGCGAAGCTCTCGACAATTTTCTCATAGGTTCTCATGTCTTTATCCTAACCTGCGACCCAAGCGCCGCCAGAGTACAGTGCGATTGTGGATACTGCGCCGCCGGCCGCGAGCGCCGTACCTTTGACGGGCGCGAGGGCGTCCGCGACCTTTGCGACGGAGCCGTCAGCCGGCGCGACCGGAAGGGTGGCGACCGTGTAGGGGCGGGCTCGGAGCAAGCCAACGGAGTCGGCAACTAGTTGGTTGTTGGCATAGTACCCTTTGGCGTTGATCGTTCCGCCGCCGGTCGTGGCGCCTCCGGTAGCGGTTGACCCACCAGACAGCGTCACGATGCCGGTGTCGCGAATGTGGAACCCCGCCTCAGAACACAAAATTCTAGCTTCGGTGGCGTAAGTCGCGGCTGCCGGGTCCAGCAGAAGCACCTGGAATGCGCCGCCTAGCCGCTCGGTGGCGACGGCGTCCATACCGTAGAAGTTGAAAAGCCCGACAGAGTCGTTTAGCGCTGGCGAAGTTGTTTCGTGTAGGAACTTCATACCGGGGCCTGAGCTGCCGTTATCCGTTCGGCGGAGTTCAAGCCCAAACGTCGCGTTCGCGTTGATCGTCTGCGCCGCCGTGAACGTGTTCGCGACTGCGAGGGACGCATAAATCGTGTTGATGTTCACGCCGTTATCAAAGTAGTCCACCGCGTTGATTGTCGAGACGCCGGTTACTGTGCCGCCGTTGTAGACGAACGAGCCGTCGTTCTCGATAGCCCACCGCAGCGTGCTGGTTTGGGATAGGTTAGCGGTCGTGTTAAACGTAAGTCGCGTTCCGTTTGCTGTATCCGTCCAGTTTTCCGCCGCAAAGAATGCAAACGCCGCTCGGGCATTGGTCACATAGCCCGTGGCCCTATAGCCCATGGTGTTGATATTGCCGAGGGAGTCTCCAGAAACAATAACTGTAGGTGCGGCGTTAGTGCCGTTAGCCCGACGAAAGGTGAGGACTGACTGCGCCGCGAAACTCTCCAAGAGTATTCGAGCAGCAGACCCGTCGACATTTATAATATGCAGCACGGTTGTCGCGAACGGTGTGGGAGCTGCGGCAGCGTTGAGGTTGACAGCCAGCACGCCTGTCATCGTGTCGCCGGTGCGGTTCACCTTCTGGTTCTGCATCATCGCGTCAGTGACGGCGGAGAACTCCAGCGTGTTAGAGGCGCTGCGGGCGAACACTGTGCTGGCGCTGACCGCTGCGACGTCCTGGGGCTGCCCGCTCGCGTTCGTCGGGTTCGCCTTGACGGTAAGCGCCGCCATCGCCGCGAGTTCAGCGTTGCTGATCGACCCCGGAGGGATGACGCCAGGCTGCGGGTCGTACTGAAACAGGCCGGGCCTCATGCTGACTTCACATAGATAGCCGTGGTTGCGGGATGTACGAAGCAGGCGTAGCTCACCTGCCCGCTGGCGGGGACGGGGACGCGCGTTGGCACAAGCCCTCCCGTCGCAGAGGTCTCGTTCTCGCTGGTCTGCAAGATGTCGACGGCCGCGTCTGTCACGATCGACAAGAGGCGCTTGGCGCCCACGTCGAACGTGAGTACGGCAACGCCGTAGGTTCCCGCGGGGACAATGGCGTTCGCCACGGCCTCCGGGTTTCCCACGATGAGCCCCTCCTTGGTGTAGTCGCCCGGCTTTGAGGCCATAAGGTACGCGGTCATGGGGGGGTCCCTATTTTGCGAGCACGTATACCGTGCCCGCTGTGATATTACCAGCCGCTGTACTTAGAAAGCGGACATCCGTAATTGGAAGCCCGTTGGCGACGAACTGGTTGGGGCTGTTGCCGCCTATGAACGTCTTGGGGGCCGTGGCGTTAACGTTGATCGCGGACAGCAGCATATGCCCCGTCCGCGCGCCTGACGCCGCCGTGGCGTGGAATGTGACGGATGCGGCGTTCGTGATCACGCCGCTGGTCGAGGTGCTGACATAGTCGCCTGACGTGGCGTAGAACGTGCCGCCCCCGTCAGTGCTGACCCGCGCCGTCCGGAACCCGGAACCCGCTAGGGCAACGGCGGACCATACGAGCAAGACGTCGCTGTAGCCGGTGACATCTGCGTCGAATGTGGCCTGCGGCGTGGCTGTGAAGTTGTGGGAGGCTACCTGCGTCCACGATGTTCCGGGACCGGAGGAGATGGCTACCTCGGTCACCGCGGTCACGTGGCCGGTTGCGTTGACGGTCACTTGAGCGACGTTGGTGGCGTCCCCGTAGACCCCCGGCGTCGCCCCGCTGTTGTCGTGGGTGATGGGGGTAAGCGCGGTCAGGGCGCCGCCGCCGCCGATGGGCGCCGTAGTCTCGATCTCTACGCCAGAAACGGACGTAACCTGCCTGACGAGCTGAAGCAGCAGGTTCCATTGCTGCATGAACTCCGGGGTCGGCGTGCCGCCCTGGTTCGCGATGACCGAGTTGTACGTGAGGGGGTCGACCTGCCATTTCCGGGGAGCCGTAGCCACTTACGCCTCCCACGGGTCGCCGCCGGTGAACTCACCGTCGATGTCGGAAAGACGCATGGAGCCGCCGAAGTCGGATACCTCTAGTATCCTTCCGGGCTGTCCGAACGAACCCATGGAGCCGAATTGCAGGTTCTGGTTGAAGTTCCCATCCTCGAAAACGACGGACGCCATGGAGAACCACGTTGCGCCGTTATCGTCGCTGAAGCGGACGCTAAGCTCCGCGTTCGTCGTAGAGGGGTTACCTGTGGCCGCGTTGATGCTGAACATGTCGACGGAGATGGTCTTGCGTCCGCGCGCCGGGATAAGCACCGTGGCCGTCCGCCGAATAGGCTTGAACCCCTCCTCGTCGTTCTCCTGCTCAGGGTCGACGATCCAGAGAGTCGTGTTCTGGGAGTCGCCCGCGACGATCCGCCCGTCCCACATCAGGCCCTGCTCTGCGTTCCACGTCACCATGCCCTCAGTGACCCAGCGAGACCACTGGTTGCCTTGAGTGAGGTTGCAGACGTAGGAGCCGAGGTCGCCGAGGTGGAGAACGTAGAACACGTTCCCGTCGAGAACGAATGACCACGCGCGCAGATTGTTGTTCTCGCGGGAGCCCTCGCTGTACGCGAGCAACGCCACAGCCTGCGCCGTGCGAGAGGGCTGGGCGGAAAACTGAGAGGCCACGAGGGCGACGACCTGCGACATGCGGGCCGACGGCGCAAGCACTGTCTGGTCGGCCGCCACGAGGGCGACGACCTGCGCGGAGCGCGACGCGCCTACGGTGGCTTCGGCGCCGACTAGAACGGCGACCTGTGACGTGGCGGAGTAGTTGGTCACGGCCCGCTCCTAACTAGGCTGTGCGGTCCAGAACAACCGATCCATTGTTGACAGACGCCGGGGTCAGAGCCGAGACAGTGTCGGGGTCCTCCTCGAAAATGTCGAACCTTGACGTCGCGTTGTTCGTGAGCGCGTTGTCTGCCCCGTTGGCGTTCACCGCGTCAACCTGGAACGATACTTGCAGGCTCGCCGCGCCGTTGTCGACATACGAGCGGTTCCGCATCTCGATAGCGCGAACCCCGGTGACGGCAGCCGGCAGCGTCTGAAGCCCGAACCGCGATACTGCGGGTATCTCAGCGCCGCCAGCCAGCGTTGCAGCCGTCCACGAGCCGCCGGTGACGGTCTCTGTCGAGGCGATCGTGTTGCCCGCTGTGCCCGCTGCGATGGCCGTGGCGGTTAGCTGCAGGGCTGTGGGCGCGTTCTCAGCGGTCGCGGAAGCGTTGACAACCGTGCCGGTGCCGTAAAGCGTTCCTGAGCCTGCGCCGCCGTTGATGGCCGCTACGAGGTTGTCGATACAGGCGTCCGCGTCAACGCCGATGAGCACGGAGCCTGCGCCGCCGAGGACCGTGTTGAACGTGTAGACGGAGGCCCCGAGCGTCACGGTCGTTGCGTTGGCCGGGATAGCCTCGAGCGTGAAGATACCCGTGGCGCTCACCAGCGCAGCCTCGAGATAGCGGTCGTCCAGCGGGGCGGTGGCGTCCACGGTCTCGAACTCGTAGGGCTTGTCAGCGGGGACGATGCGCGCAGCGGTGCCGCGAACGGTGAGTGTCTGGGCGAAGGAACTCTCGTCGGCGACGGACTCGTCGAACCCGGCCAACAGTACGACGCTGGCAAAGTTGGGATCGCTGGGCGCGCTGCGGGGGTAGGCCGTGGTGGTGGGCGCGTAGTTGGCGCTGTACCTTGCGACGCCGGGGGTGATCCTCACCTCGTCAAAGATGGCGTTAACGGACGAGTTGGCGAGAACCGTCGTGGCTACCCCAGACATCTCGCCGCCGACGGTGAACTTGGCGTTGGCCGCTGCCGCGTAATAGACCGCGGTATCTGCAACATCCGGGCCAACCTGTACGCCGTTGATGTAGATGCGAGTCAGGTCGCTCTCGCGCTCGATTGCGATAGCGTAGGTGTACCCGGTCTGGAAGTCGTAGTTGAGCGCCAGCACAGTGGCCAGCGTGGCCAGCGTACCGTCCGTCGTGATCTCGAACCGCAGCTCCCCGTTGTTGACGTCGGGGCCGTACTGGACGAGGCGATAGGAGCGTCTGCTGGTAGACGCCGACCACTTGCCGAGGAGCGTTCCGAAGTTGGTCGTGGTGACAGGCTCGACGGGGCGGTAGAACGTCTCGATCGTGAAGTCCGCGCCGCCGAGGTCGTAGTCCGCGTCTGCTCCGCAGTCGAGTACGGAGGCGCTTCCGGGCACGATGAGAACGCCCGCCGCGATGATCTGGCGGGGGCGGGGCGTGAACCCGGCGTCAGCCGTGTCAGAGTCGGGATAGAGCGAGAGAACCCCAGTGATGGACGGCCACGAGCTGTTGTACGTGCCGGCGAGCGACCAGACGGCGAGGTCTTTGATATACCGCGTGATAAGTCCCCCAGCGCCGGAGGTGCCGCCGCCGAAAGACATCTGAGCGGCTGTGCCAGTGAGGACGAGGTTGGTGGCTGTGATGACAGCGACGCCGTC